AGGTCGCTATAGATCTGCTCAAGCACCACCCACGCAACGCCAACCACGGTGATATAGAAGCCATCAAGACTAGCCTAGCAGTCAATGGCTGGTACGGCTCTGTGGTGGCTAACCTGAGCACTAAGCATATCCTAGCGGGAAATCATAGGGTGATGGCTGCCAAGGCGTTAGGCTGGGAAACCGTACCTGTTCAGTGGGTTGATGTTACTCCTGAAGAAGAGCTGCGGATTCTTGTAGTAGACAACCGCACTACCCGTATCGGGCAAGATGACACTACCAAGATTACCGACATCCTCGCTGAGCTTGCGAATACACCTATCGGCCTTGAAGGTACGGGGTACGGCGCTGCTGACCTTGATGCTTTGATTGATGAACTGGCGGGAATGACTGAACCTGCCGAGTTACTAACCGATCCAGATGAAGTGCCGGAGGAAGTCGAGACACGATGCAAGCCGGGAGACCTTTGGATTCTTGGTAGGCATCGTTTGCTTTGCGGTGACAGCACCAAGGCTGATGATGTGGCAAGGCTGATGGATGGTGATATCGCACAACTTATACACGCCGACCCGCCATATGGCATGGGTAAAGAAAACGAAGGCGTGGAGAATGACAACTTATACGCCGATAAACTTGACTCATTCCAGATGGATTGGTGGCGAGCGTTCCGCAAAGCACTAACCGACAACGGAAGCGTTTACATTTGGGGCAATGCTGAAGACCTCTGGCGATTATGGTATGTCAGTGGATTAAAAGATATCGAGCGCTTGACTATGCGTAATGAGATTGTTTGGTGGAAGGGCGATGCTAAAACAGGGAAAATCGTTGGCTTAGGGCAATCATCAGGGGTTTTACGTTCATTTTGTCAGTTATCTGAGCGGTGCTTATTCTTCATGATTGGTGAGCAAGGATTCAACAATAACTCAGATAACTACTGGGAAGGTTGGGAGCCTATCCGGCAATACTTATGTACCGAGTGGGACAAAGTGAGCCCAAAGAAAGACTGGGATAAATACCTAGGTAACTTCATGGGAAAGCATTATTTCAGTAAATCTCAGTGGTCTTTTCCAACGGAAGCCGAATACAAGAAATTGCAAGCCTTATCACCGAACGCATACAAGCGGGAGCATGATGAACTCAAGCGGGAGCATGATGAACTCAAGCGGGAGTTTTACGCAACCCGTGCATACTTTGACAACACACACGACAACATGACGGATGTTTGGGACTATCCTCGTGTTATTGGTGAAGAGCGGTTAGGACACGCAACACCTAAACCGGTGGCTATGATTGAACGATGTATACGATCAAGCTCAGAAGAGAACGCTATCGTAATCGAACCGTTCTTAGGCTCTGGTACTACATTGATTGCAGCTGAGAATACAAACCGCAAATGCTACGGGATGGAAATCAGCCCTAAGTATTGCGATGTCATTATTCAGCGATGGGAAAACGCCACAGGGCAGAAGGCGGTGCTAGATGAAGGGTAAGCCATACAAGTACAACGAAGACGTAGTACAGCGCATCACACAAGCACTGAGGGCAGGGAATACACGTCGTGCTTCCTGCGCCTATGCCGGTATTTCTGAGGATACATTTGCCGTATGGCTTAAGGACATTCCGGAGTTCTCGGATTCTATTAAAAAGGCAGAGGGTGATGCTGAGGTTCGGAACGTGGCTATCATCCAAAAAGCAGCTGATACCACTTGGCAAGCGGCGGCGTGGTGGCTTGAACGCAAGCACAAAGCCGACTGGAGTAGCCGGGTAGAGCAGACCGGCGCAGATGGTTCACCGGTAAAGGTCATCGTGGAGTATTCGGACAAACCGATTGCCTGATATTCGACTAGTCTTACCAAGGCCGCATGAAGCCCAGCAGGTCATCCTAAAGGAAGCCAAGCGGTACAACGTCCTTGCTTGCGGGAGACGCTTTGGAAAAACCACACTCGGCGGTAACCTTTTATCTGACCCGGTGCTGATTGACGGGCTACCCTGCGCGTGGTTTGCCCCTACCTACCGGCTTCTAGAAGAGGCATACGCCGACCACAAGAGAATCTATGCACCGGTTATCCGCCGAGCCGTACAAAGCCCAGCCCCGCGCATCGAGCTTATAACCGGGGCGGCAATCGATTACTGGACTTTGGATGACCCGTCAACCGTTGCCCGTGGTCGTAAGTACAAGCGGGTCATCATCGATGAGGCAGCCATGGCACGGCATCTAGAGCAAGCCTGGACTGAAGCCATCCGCCCAACTTTGACAGACTTCAAAGGGGACGCGTTCTTCCTGTCTACGCCTAAAGGCTCCAACTACTTCCGCACACTTTACAACCAAGCCGCTACGGATGCCGACTGGATGAGCTGGCAGATGCCAACCACGGCTAACCCGTGGATTGATCCGGAGGAAGTAGGCAAGGCGGGTGAGTCTTTGCCGAGTATCGCGTTCAGGCAGGAGTACCTCGCGGAGTTCGTGGATGCGGCGGGAGCGAGAATCAAGCGCGAGTGGCTGCGGTATGGTGATTGCCCTGAAGGGTTGCCTACCTACATAGGGGTTGACCTTGCCATCAGTACCAAGAGTGAAGCCGACTACACCGGGGTTGCTGTAGTGAGCCGGGGTGATGATGGCACAATCTACGTAAGAGACATCAACCGTACCCGCGCGGACTTTGCTTCCGTACTACGCTTCATTGAGATGATGGCGGCTAAGTGGAATCCATCTATGATCGGCATCGAGCAGGTGCAATACCAAGCCGCTGTCGTGCAGGAGCTGCTAAGGCGTACGAAACTACCTATCCGGGGCATCCGCCCAGACCGTGACAAAGTGACCCGCTTTGCGCCTCTAGAAGCCCGGTACGAGCAAAGCCAAGTAATGCACTGCCAAGGGTTGCCCGCTTACTTTGAAGATGAGCTACTATCCTTCCCGGTTGGCAGGCATGATGACGTGGTGGATGCTCTGGCCTATGCTTGGCAGGTGTGCGGATCAAAGCGAAGTTGGGGTGCCGTCTAAAATATATACCTCTATACCCTTGACGTGTATATACCTACAGTGTATATTGTTGACATCAAGCAGGGAGATAGAGATATGAAACTGAAGACCGCAAACAAAGAGATTCGCCAAGTGTTGACTGAGGATGGCGTGGTTGTTGATGTAGCACCGGTTGGTACTTGGCAGTGTGCCGGTGAATGGGCAGAGTCGCTTATCAAGATGAACGCAGACACTGAGACATCTTGGTATTACGAAGGCTCAAGCGAAGACGGCAACGTCAAGACCTACATCGTAAGCGGAGACGCATACCGCTACGAGATGAAAACAATCTAAACCGCCAACCGCCACAGGCCCCCGCAAGGGGGCTTTTCTTTTTGTGGGATACTGAAGCCATGGGTATCTTTGACCGCTTCTTAGGCCGTAAAGCCGCAGCCAACCCGACACAGGCATTGCCATTGCCGCTTAGCCAGTCTAGGGACATCTACCTCACTGGGTACGGCTCTGGTCAGCTGCAGACATTGCTACGCCGGGCGCTCCCTGGAAGTACCAAGGACTGGGCTAGGGTAGCCGGTGACCTTGGGCTGAATGGGGTTGTCGCTAGTGCCATTGATTGGTACGTCAGGAACTATCCACAGGCAACGCCACGCTACTACCGACCGGTAGACAGCCAGCAGGCAGAGCCGGTAGAAGACCACCCGGTATTGCAGCTCATGGCGCAACCTGATCCGATGATTATGGGTAGCCTTTTCTGGGGCTGGGTCATTCAAGATTTCAAATTGTTCGGGAACACGTACCTGAGAAAGATTCGCTCTTCCACCCGTGGCACGGTGACCGCTTTGCAGTTCCTGCCGCAGGACATGGTTAGACCGGTTGGTAATGGCATCAACCCGCTAACGCACTACGTCTACACCACGGATGGCCGCTCTTTTGACATCCCGGTATCCGACATCATCCACATCCGGTACGGCAGAGACCCTAGCGATATCCGGATAGGCCGTGCGCCGCTTACCGCTGTACTGCGGGAGATAGCAACCGATAACACCGCAAGCACTACCGCTTACGGACTATTGGCTAACGGCGCTATGCCTTCATTGATTGTCGGTCCTGATGCCAAAGAGACATCGGTAGACATGAGCATGGATGACGCGAGACAGGTAAAAAGGCAACTTCACGAAGACCTTACCGGGGACGGTTCAGGCGGTATCGTTGTTATGACCGGTGCCTACAAGATGGATAGGGTTAGCCTTACTCCTTCCGAGCT